CATATTTATGTTTGGATTTGCAATTGGTAATATAGCTCATGATAAGTGTTGTCATGCTATTGAACAGTCGATGAAATAATTTGGACAAAAGATGTATCAATACAATTTCAAAAATGGATTCTTCAGAATTGATTCTGATTGGGCATTTCAATCAAGATATGTCTGTTTTTCATTTTGGAATTGTGAATATGATAAAGATATATTGAGTCAATCATTCTCATTTGGAATAATGGGCCTTCATTTCACTTTGGTTTGGAGATAATAATTTAAATGTCAAATATGAGTAATGCTAAATTTGATGGACTCTACTCTCTCTTTAAAGGCGAACCTGGCACTCGTAAGTCTACTTGTGCCTTAAGCTTTCCAACACCCCACTATTGGTTCAATTGGGATTTAAAAATGGATGCATTAAGAATCCCTATGAAAAATTGGGGTATTAATCCAACCGATGTAGAATTTGATAATTATAAAGATTGGGAAGCTGCGCGCAAGAAACTTGAACAATTTCAAGTTAATTGTAAATATAAAACAATAATTATTGACAGCATTACATCTTGCGCTGATGCAATTAACAGACAGACATTAAAATACAAGGGCGCAGATAGTAAAGGCAAGTTAATTGCAGGAATCCCCGTTAATTCAATTGAAGATTTTAATGCTGAAGATTCTGCACTTAAAGAATTAATTGCATTAACCAAAGATATTCATATATTCCATAATTTGAATGTAATTCTAATTGGACATATCATTCAAAAAGAAATTAAACAATCTAATGGTCAAACTCATATGAGTAGAGTATTGGTAACAGCAGGTAAAGGAATTGCACAGAAAATTCCTGCATACTGTGGTGAAATCTACCATTTTAATATTGTTACTGGTATGAATACTTCTAAAGGTGGTGAATATGGTCTTAAAACTACTCATACAGGTGATGACTTCGCTCGTAGTAGTTTAGGATTAGAGCCAGATATTATATTTGGTAATGAACCATTATATTCAAAATGGGTTAAACCAGCCCTTGATACATTTAAACCATAGTAGAACACAAGCACAAAGGGAAAAAGACAATAAAATCATTCAACCAACAACAAACAACAAATAGGACAAACCAAAATGAGCGACACAATCTTCCAGTTTACCAAAAAAGACCTGACTGCTGGCGTTATTTACGAGCCCGCGTGGTATAGGGTTAGAATTGATGAAGTCTCTGCTGAACCAAGTAAGAACACTGAGAGTCCATCAACTAACTATTGGATTCAAGGAACTCTTTTATTCAATGCTGACACTGGCGATAGGAAGTATGAAGACCATCCTATTCGTTGGAACTTTAATTCTAAGTGGATGAATCCTGCTAAGGGATTTGTTATGGCATTAGGAACTCCTGAGGAGGAGATTACTGAGAATACGCGCTTTGAATTTAAGGCGTCTATTGGTAAAGAATTGGATGTCTATATTGAAAATGGCTTGTGGGAGAATCGACCCAATAACAAGGTCAACCATAAGTACAGAATGCCTCGCGTTTCTGAATAAAATGAGTTAAACAGAATGCGCGTTTGGACTACGTATAAACTGCCCAATGTTGTACAGGCCATGTATAGCATAAACTCCATTCGGAGTATGAAGGTAGGAGCGCATTCTATTTTTAGGGATAAAAGAAATGACCAAAAAAGAATTAATTGCTCAATTAGATGAAATCAATGGAATGGTTGATTCTATTCAAGGAGATTTAAAAGGCATTACAAATGAACTTTTTGATAAAGTTACAGAATTAAAAGAAGTGTATAAATTGTTAAATGAATTGCCTGGAGTTCCATCTGAAATTGAAGATGATGATTTAGACCCTGATGATTAACAAAAAATCATCATATGTCTGGATAAAATAAACTATGATTCATCTAATGAAGGGCGTTGTTAGAACTGCCGGGAAAATTAGAACTCTTATTCATTCTCCTCTATGCAATTAATGAATAAGGGGAATCATTCTCGCCTTGGTTGGCCGTAAAGATATATGGTGATAGGGACTCCCTCTTAATTCATAAAGGGTTATTAGGGAGTCCCACTTTTTAAATAGAGGAATTTAATGAAAAATTTAGATTTAGCTGATATAATTGTTAATGAAATTATCAACGATTTAAATTCACGTCAAGGATTTGATTTTGATGGCGTAGATGCAGATGAATATGATATAATTGTTAAAGAATTAACTGATGTTGTATTAGATATTTTGAATAAAAATAATAAGGATTGAAAATAATGAGTATTTGGGATAGAATGAAATTGATTACTGAGGGTAAAGTTGAAGCTGAAGAACAAAAGGGGATTGAATTACAAAAGGCAGTTGTTGGCGACACTGTTACAGGTTTCATCAATAACATTGTTAAAGATAATCCTCTTAAAAAGAAAAAAGGAGGATATGGCTTCATTACATCTGAGCAATTACCATTTGAAAGGATATTCTTTCATTGGACTGGCCTTAAACAGGACACTCTTAGGTTTCCAGAATTAAAGAAAAGGATGAAAGTTGAATTTCAATTACAACATAATGAATTTGATGGTTATAGGGCCATTAAAATTAAGGTATTGAAATAATGTCTGGACAGAAAAAATGTGCATTATGCAAAAAAACGGGCAAAATGATATGTATTCCAAAAATGAATGGACATAATAAGTCAGAACAATTTTACGTTCATAAAGAATGTGCTAAGGAATTCCTTAATAAAAAGGAATAATAATGGATGAATCATTAACATTCTTTGATAAGTATAAGCAATGCACAACATGGTCTGAAAAGGCTATATGTATGGCATTATATCATAATTTAATGCTCAGTCAATATCCAAAATGGAATTTAAGGGATACCGCGACGCACTTCGGTATATCGCATGGATTATGCTGTGAGAATATAAAGCTGGCTCAAGAAATTGATAAGGGAAATAAGGCAGTCATTAATGCTAAAACTAGAGAAGAAGGATTAAAACATGTAGAAAAGAGAAGATATTCAACAAACCGAAAAGACTATGTTCAATTCAAAATGGATGATGATTAGAATCCTAATGCTAATTAATGTGATAATTTTATTAATGATGATATATTTGATTATAAGGGGGTTAAAATGATGATTTTTTTAGGATTTTTACTTGGAATGACTATAACTATAATTTATTTTGAAATAACTAAAGAGAAAAATAAAAATGATAAATAGTTTATGGGGCGCATTCATTGCTGGTATTGCATTTTCAGTTATCATATTTGCAGTCTTCCAAATGGGAATTAACATTGGAATCAAAACTGTCATTAACATGCTAGATGGAAATTATCCGGCTGCTATGACATTCTTGAATAAACATAAAATGGCTGCAAAAGTATTACCACATGTCATTTCTGCTAGAGGTGAACAATAATGGCTGAGATGTGGAAACCCCAAACAATTGAAGTATATGAATCATGGGCTGATGCTGTTATCAATGAAGCATCTGATAATCTTAATGAATGGGAATTTGGCTTTATTACTAGCATTAGAATTCAATTAACTAATAACAAAAATCTAAGTGAAAAACAGGCCAGAATTTTAGAGAAAATATATACGGAGAAGACAAAATGAACAAATGCTCCGATTGTGATAAGCCATTATCAGCAGAAGAAGTAAGAGAATGTACTGACATTTGTTATGAATGTGATGTAAATGACCATATAGGTCGAATTGCATTTCATATCCAGCAGGGTAGAATCCTGTTTGAAGAAGTAATTCGAAAAATCATTTATGAAGTGGATAATTAAATGATTCATGTCAAAGTAATGTATACCAAATCTAATATACCCAATCTTGAAACAATTACAATACATTTTACAAATAATAAAATTGGAATAATGCATGGTTTTATATTAACAAAATTTGAAGCTCAAGAATTATTCGAAAGATTACAAATTGCATTAAAAGATGTCAATGAATAAATACATACCCGGCTATGGCCCACGCGGAGCCAAAATAATGATAATTGGCGAAGCCCCTACTCTTAAAGATGTTATTAAAGGAAAGCCATTTTCTGATAATAGAGAATTAGATGATCTATTAAGAGAAGCTGGCATTACAAAGAATTATTGTTGGCTAACTACTGTTAGTAAATATTATGTTGTTCCATCACCAAAAAGACCTGATGGATTTAATTTTAAAAAACCATTTAATAAAAGATGTGAAGAATCTGGTGTCAATCTTGCACAGCAAATAGATGAACTTCAAAATGAAGTAAACCAAATTAAGCCAAATTTGATAATTGGAATTGGCAAGACTGCAATGATGTATGTTGCAGGTAAAAAGTCTTTAGATGATTATAGGGGGTCAATTATTTTAGGAATGGGCTGTAAATTTATAGGCACATACAACCCCGCGCATCTGAACTGGAATGCCACAGATGTAGAATTTATTGGTTATTGGCATAAAGTTCTTATTTTATTTGACCTGAAAAGATGTCTGAAGGAATCATTCTCTCCTGAATTCAATTCAATACCAAAAAGAACTTTAAGAGTAGCGCGCAGTAGTAATGATTTGTTAGAGTTCAAATTCCGTAATGTCAATAATCATAGTGTAGCCGTTGATATTGAAGCAGGTGGGCATTTTCTTCCCGTCTGCATAGGTTTTAGTTTTAATCCAAAAGAGGGAATGACTGTTCCATTATGGAATAAAGATGGCATTTCTAATATGCCAGATACTGACATAATCCTTAATTGGATTACAATTAATGAGCTTTTAAATAGTAAAGGAATTATTGGACAAAATTTCAACTACGACCGTGACAAGATTCTCAGATTGGGTTTTACAGTCAAATATCTTAAGAATGATATTATGATGAAAGCCCAGGCATTGAATCCTGAGTTTTCAAAATCTCTCGCATTTAATCAATCCATAAGAACATTGGAACCCTTTTATAAGAATGAAGGAATGTATGAAGGTTCTTATGAGGATTTATTTATAGGCTGCGCGCGTGATGCATGTGTAACTAAAGAAATTGATGAATCTACTGATGTTGAACTAGCCCATATTAAACAGGATAAATATTATCATAATTTTCTAATGAAATTACCCAATTTATACTGGGAAATTGAAAAGCAGGGATTTAAAATTGACGAGAATAGGCGTAAAGAGCTTATTGCTAAGTATATACATTGGTCGGAGGAAACTAAATATCAAATCTTTAAGATTGTTGGGTCTGAAGTTAACTATAATTCACCAAAACAGGTCGAAATTCTACTTTATCATAATTGGAAATATCCTAATAAGGGTGGGACTGGCGAAGAAGCTCTCACAATGCTTCTTAATTTACAAACTAAAGGCGTCACAGATGAGAGTCATAGAAAATGTATTGAACTCATTCTATTAGGAAGGAGAATTGAGAAATCAATTAGCACAAACCTGATGGCCTTAAATGACTTTGATGGTCGTATGCGTACTACCTACTTTCCATGTTTAGATACTGGTAGGAGTAGTACAGGCCAACAAGATCCTCCTATTAGGCCGACAGTTGAAATAAGGGATTTTAAAAATATAAAGAAGGATAAAGTCCTCGGCCACGCATTTCAGACCATGACAAAACATGGGGACGTTGGTGAAGATGTTCGTTCAATGTTTATTCCTGATAGTGAAGATGAGGTATTTGTACAGTTAGACTCATCACAAGCTGAAGCGCGTGTAATTTTTAAGTTGGCGCAGGATGATTGGGCATTAGAAGCCATTGATATACATGACTTTCATGCATTAACTGCATCTTGGTTCTTTGGTGGAACTGAAAATGACTACTCTAAAAAGATATTAGGATATGAATCACCTATTCGTTTTATTGGAAAAACCCTTCGCCATGCTGGACACCTTGGAGCTTCTCCTAGACGGGCAGCTTTGGAAGTTAATACTAGTGCTCGTAAGTATAAAATTAATGCACGTATTCTTGAAGGCGAAGCTAAAAGGGCTTTAGAAGTATTCCACCAAAAACAACCTAAGATTAAGAGTGTATTTCAAGATGGTGTCATTAAAGCTCTTGAAAAAGATAGAACATTATTTGCAGGGATACCCTACGGGTTTGATTGTGATTATGGTGGAAGAAGAACTTTTTACGAAAGATGGGGAGATGATCTCTTTAGACAAGCTTTTAGCTATATCCCACAACGCACGGTTAGCGATAATACTAAAGGTGCAGGAATCCGTATTAGGGAACGTATTCCAAGTATCAAAATTGTAATGGAAGCTCATGATAGTCTTCTGTTTTGCATACCTAAAGTGAAATTGAAGGAATGGATTCCCATAATGAAGCAGGAATTTGAACGTCCTATTTCTTTTAAAAACTGTTCATTAAGTAGATCTGATCTTATAATTCCTTGCGAAATTGAAGTGGGAGATAATTATCAGAATCTATCTAAATTTAAACTTGATTCTATTGAGATGGTAACTTAAATGGAAATGATAAATAAGAACAAAACATGGAAAGTAGTAATTTGTTTAAATCCAAATCATATAACACTACGATTTAAAACTAATGAAATTGGCAATATTGAATGCCCCATTTGCGGGTCATTGATGGTTGTTGAATTGAAGACTAATTTTATTGAATTGGAGAAATAATGAAAATTAATTCAGCCAAAGAATTAAGAGAATATTTCAATAAAGAATTTGGAATAAATAAGGAATGGCCTCGCACTTTTTATGTAAATTCAGAAACATATGCGGACTGTTGTCAGGAAGTATTTGATTGGCATATAATAACTCAAAAACATCATAGAATAGCTAATCTAGATAGTGAGCCATATCATAAAATTGAATTATCTTTAGGTTTAAATAATGGATTAAAATTTAAGAATGTAGAACTACTATTAGATAGAGCAATGTAAAATGACATGGCTCGACTTATTACTAGATCAGCATAAAGATTTTGAGAGTCCTATCAATTTCTGGCGTTGGGCCGGATTGGCATCTATATCCGCAGTAATGAAAGACCAGATATGGATGGACCGTTATTTATATAAGCTATATCCCAACATTTACGTGATGTTTCACGCCGACTCTGGACTTAAGAAAGGTCCGCCTGTTGGCATGGCAAATACTCTGGTTAAAGCAGTAAACAACACAACTATTATAAAAGGTAGGAGTAGTATACAGGCAATATTGAAGGATATGGGAACTACATCTACAATGCCAGGTGGGCGTATTAAAACTGATTCTTCTGTTTTCATTTGTAGTAGTGAATTATCATCCTCAATAGTAGATGACCCAGTAGCAGCCAAAATTCTAACAGATTTATATGACAGGCATTACAATGAAGGTGAATGGAGAAGTCTATTAA